TTAAATTTGTTTAAAAATTCCGCCATAGTACCAATCCTTTACATTAAAGTTGGGGCAAGACTTATACCGGCATAACTCATAATGTCCGAATACTTCTGAACCGGGGAAGAGTTTCCGATAGGAGCCGATAAGTTTTCTCAGCGAGACCAGCTGGGCCGGTGTGAATTCCCGGCGGCCAATCAGGCAAATGCCAATGCTGTTTTCATTATAACCTTTGCAATGAGCGCCGATCTGAGCCAGAGGACGTCCGTTTTCAATCGTTCCATCCAATCTGATGACATGATGGTATCCACAGCATTGCCAGCCGCGTTCCTTATGCCAACGGTCAATATCTTTAATGGTAAAGTCTTTGCCATCCGGGGTATCTGCGCAATGAATAATGATTTTATCAATTTTTCTCAGTGCCATGATGACCTCCCTTAATCGTATATCCGTCAATTTTGATACCGGCCAAATCCCCGTTAAACGAGGCAGAAGCCTGTTCCAAGTCAAACTCAATAGCGTTCAAAACCGCATAAATACAGAGGTTGAGGTAATTGTAGTTGCCGTTGAAGCGGGTCAGCATAAAGGTTAAAGCTTTAATATCTCCGGCCGAAACCTTGTTATAAGCCCGAATAATATGTTTGATTTTATCTTTGGCGATTCCTTGGAATTTGCACCAAGCCGTAAATTCCGCCTGCCATTTTTGACGGGTAGCATCCAGTTTGGATGTCTGATATTCAGACGAAGCAGCTGTGTCAACAGACAGCTTTTTCTGTTTGATGTCATCCAATTCCTGTTTTTTCCAAAGGTAATAGCTGCGCAGAATTTTCTCAGCCAACCGGTTGAACAGGATATTTTTGGCATAATCATCAGCAAAATGATGTTTGTTTCCGGAAAAAATAAGAATGTCCTTTTCCCATTCCGAGAGCATCATTTTGGTGCTGTCAATTTTTCCGGTGAAAATATTACAGGGTATTTTCACGATTTTTTTGATAAGCAGCAAGAAAACAGCGGCCATAAAAACCAAGATAAGCGTAAAGATTTTGTTATGTTCCATGAAGGCAAAGAAATACTGCCAGACATTGGCGTCCAGATTTGTAATATCCATGTTTAATCCTTTATAATTGCGTTGATTTGAGTGACATATCCCGAATTAGAGAGTTCGTGAGTAGCCGATTTGATGATCCATTCGCCGTTGGCTGCTTGGGTCAGGTTGGAGATTTTTATGATGCTTTCCGCACAAATTGCCGTATTTCCGGCAACTGTCAGTTCAAGCTCATAAATGCCGCGAATAAGAGCTGCCAGTTTAGATTTGGCAATTCGCATCGCAGTTGTCGCCGAAGCATAGGTATGCGGGACACAAAAGCAGGGCTTGCCTTTTCCGGTGCGAACCGTGTCAAGGATCCCTTTCTTCTTGTCATGATACTTAACTTCGACGCTGTTGATTTTGTTGCGCTCGGCGATTCTTATCCGCCAGCTGTTGATGTCTGTAACGTCTAATTCCGTTGTCGGCATCGGCTTTTCTTCTTTTTTAGGAGAGATAGCCGTGCCGATCGGGGCTACAATCAGCTTGCCGTCAGCGGGTTTCACATAAGAATCAACCGTTTGTGCAACACGATTGAGAAATGCAAGGTCGCTTTCCTCTGTCTGGTCAATATGGTCAACAATAATCCCCTCAAGTCTTGGCGAGACCAGAGGGGACAGTTTGTTTTCTTTGGCTATGGCAGCCACCATGTCTGGGAAGGTTATGTCATGCCATGATCGGCTTTTAGGACTGACAATGCTTCCTAGATTACTTTTCTCAAAAGTGTCAGAAGAGCGGGCCGTAATGCTGATTTGGTTGGGAGGCCCCGAAAGCTCAACTTCATCGACCATAAATTTGCCCATTTTAACCAGCGCATCTACGTCATAGCCGAGGTATATCTCTAATTCGGCCCCTCGTGCCGGAACTTCCACCTGATCGTCATGATTGTCTATGACAATTGTCGCCGCGTCAGATACAAAGCCGATTTCATCCGTGATTGAAAGACGGATTAACCGTTCTTTAATCTGTTCCGTGACATTATCACTATTAGCAAGAATTTTAAAAACCGGCTGCATTACCATAACCTGACAGTTTGGGTTGATTTTTTGTCGTTAATTTCCGGCAGCTGGATTTTCAGTCCGGCTGGCAGTACGGGCGGCTGAAAACCTAGAAAATCGTTGGCTTCCAGCACTTTTTCAACCGTGCCGTCCAGATGTCCGTAAAAGCGGTAGCAGATATCATCCAAAACGTCGCCGTCTTTGGTATTGTAAATAATCATAAGTATTTTCCGACCTTTTGCACAATTCCCATAATACCGCGCTTCTTGTCATCGCCGTACTTCTTTAGATTTATAGTGAAGTCAATCCGCCGCGGCGTACCGTCTTTGAAAAAAATCGTCTGATTTTCCTGCACGGAGGTGATGCACCACTGCCCAAAAGCAAAGCCATAGCCGGAAATCAGCATCAGCGGTTTACCCTGCATCGCCGATGTCCGCATCAGATTGAGCTGTCTGAGCCCGCCGAAAAGCTGCGGATAAATAATCCCGTCCAAGCTGATCGTCTCGCTGCCGAACCCGGTAAATTGTAGGGACGGATTGGTGTTGATACGCTCCAATTCCGCCCATTTGTATTCATTTTGCCGTTTCAAAGCCTGATATGAAGCATTTTTAAGGCAAAACCGGTAAGCCCCGAGCAACATCATATTGTCAATCGGTATAGAGGTTTTCAGACGTCCGGTTTCATTCAGAATTGCCCCGACGACGCTTAAATCTACATTAACCATAGTTTAGTGCCCTTTTTCTGCTTGCTATCTGACGTTCTCGTTCATCCATCACGCGACCGACTTCTCTGGCCAATGCTGCTTCGTCCATACCTTTAGCCGCATTGACCGTGATATTGTTGTGAACTGTCGTCCGGGCTGAATTGTCGTTGGCAATTGCCGTTTTAACCTTGCTGTTTAGAGGATCAACATTTTTACCGATATCTGCGGCTACAGCCTGACCGACTTCAGGCTGCTGTGCTATCGCAGGGCCGGCCTTTGGGTTATCATCACTGCCAAACAGTTTGTACCATACGCTTCCGACGGCCTGTTTCAGTTTGGCAATCGGTTCGGTAACTTTTTTGATTTTTTCCCAGACTTTCTGCGCTCCTGCAGAAATTCCATCCCAGAGATTTACAAAAAATGCCTTAATCGGCTCCCAATATTTAATAATAAGAAAAGCTCCGACAGCTATTGCTGTAATCGCCAAACCAATCGGATTTAAAAGTAAAGCCCGCCCTAGAAGTTTAACACCTGTAACTGCTGCCGGAATAGCGCCCTTAACTAGTGTCCAGAGTGTCATTCCAAATTGTTTGAACCCGCTTGCCAGAGCAATGGCCTTGTTTTTCAGCATTTGAGTCCATAAAAATCCCAAAAATGTTTTGAGTTTAAGAACGACGCTTGCTGCAGAAAGCCAAGCTCCTCGAACAAATGTAAAGGCGTATCCAACCGCAATTGCAGAAATTTTAAGACTGATTAAGCCAATAACGGTATAACCAATAGCTTTGCTTAATTGAGGATGTTGTTCGGCCAGGGTACTAAGCTGATTTGCCCAGCCTGCACCGTATCGCATAATTTCAGCCAACTGCGGTAAAAGAACTGAACCAAATGAAATGGCAATGCTTTCAGCGGCAGACAAAAATTCTTTATATGCGCCGATTGTTGTATTTTGCATCCGTTCTGCCATTTGCTGGGCCGCACCATCGGCATTCTTTACCTTAGTTAGGACTTCATCCAAACGTCCGGTCTGAATATGGTTAAAAATAGCCAATGCGCCGGCAGAGGCTCTGTCGCCGAATACCGCTTTTACCGTTGACAGCTTTTCCTGATCGCTTGCATCTTTGAGAACAGCTCCCATATCTTTGAAGATATCAATCATAGAGCGCATATTGCCCTTATCATCAAAGATTTTAACACCCATTTGTTTCAAATGAGCTTGAGTGAAAGCCGCTTGTTTAGCAACATCGGGCATTTCCTCTGCCGTCAAATGAAGTTCATTCCTCATTTTTTCTAAGGCTTTTGCCCCTTTGCCGACCGGAGCCGCCAATCGCAGATAGGCTGCGCGGAGCATAGTACCGGACATCGTCGCCTGAATACCGGCGTCGCCGAGCACACCGGCCAGAGCTGCAGTTTCTTCCAGTGTACCGCCCACGGCTGCCGCTGCCGGAGCAGCATATTTCATGGTTTCACCCAGCATTTCAACATTCACGTTTGTCGTTCGTGAAGTTTGGGCTAAAACATCAGCTACTCTGGTTGTTTCTTCAGCTTTAAGATTAAATCCAGTCAAAATGTTGGAGGCAATATCTGCGGTTCGACCCAGATCCATATTTCCTGCAATAGCCAAGTTAAGGGCTGCCGGAGATGCTTTTAGGATCTGCTCTGTATTGAAACCGGCCATACCTAAAAACTGCATGGCTTCCGCAGCCTGAGCCGAGGTATACTGTGTTGTCCGGCCAAGTTCTCTGGCTTTATCGGATAATTTTTTGAATCCCTCACTGTCGGCAGCTTCATTGGTAATTGCGCCGACTTTAGCCATAGCATATTCAAAATCAACCGCCGGTTTCAAAGCCCCATACATAGTAGAGCCTAAAGCCACAGCATCGAACATCTGTCCGCGCAAATCGGCACGCTTGGTTTTATTGGCAGCCTTGGCATTTTCAATATTTTGAATTTGCTGTTGCTGTCTTCTAAGCGTATTGAGGGATCGATTTAACGAGGATGTTTCCGCAGATAAATTACGGGTATCAATACCGGCCTGTCGTAACGCGCTTCCCATTTCGCGCGTCTGACGTCCTACCGTTTGGAAGGTGGTTTTGACCTTGTCAAAGTTTCTTTCAGCCTTTTTAATATCCTGAGACAGGCTTTTAGTCGGAGCTCCGACTGTATTCATCTCCTGTTTGAGGCGGTTCAGCCGTTCCCGTGCCTCTTTATAAGCCTGTCCGACTTGGTTCAAAGCACGGGATTGTTGTTTGTAGGCCTCAATTTGCGCTGCTTTTCCCTCTACGCTCTTAATCGTTGCTCCGAGCTTGGAGAGCTGCTTGTCGGCAGTTGTAAAAGAATTTTTGAATGTACTGCCAAGTTTGGCTCCGATTGAGATTGATACTGCGGCTCTGGTATCAGCCATTATTTATACTTTCATAAAATTTAACGGCTTTTTCATACCAGCCGACAAAATCTTCCTCATCCAAGTCCAAAATCTCGGACAAAGACCAATGGGTAATGTGTGAGAGGGTTATTACGGCTTCTTGGAGGTCGCCTTTTATTTGAAAAAATCCAAATAAGCGCGCTGCAGAGCCTGATAGTCTTTCTCATCCAACTCTTGCAGAACTTCAGGTGCTACTTCGCAAAGGTTTGATAAGAGTCTGATTTCACGTTCTTCATCGCTCAGGTTAAGTTTTGAAACCGCCAAACGGTCTTTGACTTTTGAACGGCGAATATTTAAGGTTTGATAAGCGGTTCCGTTTACGGTAACCGGAAACAGAAGTTCTAATTTTGTTGTATTTTCCATGATTAAATTCCCAATGCATCTCTGATTTCAGACATAACGTCGGTACCGTTGATCTTACGGATCATGTTATCGACGTCGATTTCAATAACATCGCTGTTGTTGATGTTTAGTTTGTAGTAGCGGCAGGAAACGGAGGCGCTTAAGGTGCCTTTGTCTCCGGCTTTAAATTTGCCGAAGTCAAGTTCCTTGTACATTCCGCGCAGGCTGATAACCATCGGTGTGACCGAATTGTCATCACACAAAGCGCCGCGGAGAGTGACCTGCACTGCGTTTCCGTCAACCAAACCGAAGAGTTTCATCAGTTCTGCGTCAAAATCGACCAGTGTAAACTGACATTCCATTTTCTCCATGCCCAAATCGATATCGATCGGGGCATCCATCCCGCCGCCGCGGAATTCTTCGGTTTTGATCGTAAGTTTCGGCGGCGTGACTTCTTCCGCTTTTCCGGCATAGCCTCGGCCATCAACGAAAAGCGAAAAGTTTTTTAAGACTTTTGCTGTCATGATTTTCTCCGTTATTTGAAGATTTCTTCAAGGTAGTCGTTAACCATCCGGGAGCGGAAAGTTATGTGTTCTGCCGGATACGGCGGGGTAAAGTCAAAATCAAAGGTAACTTTGCCTTGTTCAACTTGATCCGGCGTGTTGATGCTTGAGTCCGCCCAACACTTGCCGTCAATAATTGCCCCGATATTTTTAAGATACCGGAGATAATTGTTGACACCTTCGCAGACGTCTTCGACATAGGTTTTGGTAATATTGCGGTCAACAGCCCACAAATGCTCTTTCTGCAAGCTGTCATTTATCATATCGGCAGTCCGTCGGACGGAAAGAAAAGCCCATTTTTCATCGGCAGATGCCGTCCGGTTGCCCCAGAGGCGGAAGCCATCCTCTTGAATGATTGTTGCAACTTTGTTTTCGTTTAAGAAGTTTGCCTTACAGTTTGTATCACCCAAAGCAAAGTCAATCGGTTTGGATATCCCAATGATGCCGTTGATGGTCGTATTGGAGGGAGACCACCAGAAACCGCGCTCATTGTCGGATTTAGCCAACAGCCCGGCAACCGCGGCAGAAGATGGAAAACTGACAATCTGATCGTTTTCGTCCTGGATTTTGACCCACGGATAAACGCTGTAGACACGGGCAGAACCAAAACATTTCTGATATTTGATTGCATCCTGCTCGCTGCCGTCCGGACAATCGGCGATAATTACGGCTTTCAACCGTTCGGCAATTCCCAGAAGTTCGGAAACAACAGGATTTGCCAGTGTTTCGCCGTCATCATCCGGCTGATCATGTGTAAATCCGGGAGCTATCAGGATTCTGGGCTGAATGCTGACTTCGGTCTGGGCTGCCAAGAGGCAATTGACACCGCGGTAAGTTCCGTCGGCATTGGCTCCGCCCACAACATCGCTGGATTTGATTTTAGAGGTATCCAGATATTTGTAACTTACCATCAGAGCTTCTTTTTCCGGAATGGTCGATTCTCCGGTTTTGGTAAGAATTCCATTAAAAGCATCTAATGTATAATCAGTAGTTTCTGTATAAGTAACGCTTTCATCGGCTTTTTTGACGACAACATCCGAGACAATCTTATGATCAAGGGTAATTTCTCCGTAGTCATCAAATTTTACATTGTCCTGCTTGATATCGGATTTCTGTTCAGAATTTGTTTTATCGGCAACATTGATGACAACAACCATCGCTCCGGTCTGGTCAAAAATCTGATCCAACGCACGGGGAATAGTAAAGCCGTCAACATGGTTTCCGAAGTATTTAACGGCTTCGGTAGGAGAACCGTTAATAAGGATCGGTGTATTGACCGGCCCCTGCGGTGCTGTGCCGACAAGTCCGATGACGGAGGATTTAACGATTTTAATAGCCCGCGCGCCATCGTCAATTTCGATAACTTCAACACCATGTAGATACTGATCTGCCATATTTATTTCCTTTTCATAAAAAATAAGAGAGCTGAAATTCAGCTCTCTTTTGTTTCCTATTTAACAAATTGTATTTTGATGTATCCGGCAGTTCCAGGCAAGCCGCTGTTAGCTGCTCGAATATTGCCTCCAGCACCAAATCCGTTTCCCAGAATAGAAACTGTAGACTGAGCCGTACCGTTTGTTTTGATTTCTGTGGAAATAATCTTTAGTTCTGAAGAAACAGTTATTGTTCCTCCGGCTCCGTTATTGGCTCCGGAACCGCTTCCGGTACCGCCGCCACCGTTACCTCCGCCAAGAGTCAACAAAGTAACATTGTTTACTGAAATCGTCGTCGCTGTGCCATTTGAGCCGGGACTGGCATTTCGTCCGGAACCATTTCCTCCGTTACCGGGAGTACCGACAGTTATTTTCAGAACGCCTTTTTCTAATTGCACAATTCCTTTAAATGCTGCAGCAGAACCTCCAACCTGACCATACCAGGCATGTTTTCCTGCAGAGCCGCCACCACCGCCACCAGCTCCTGAGCCGGTAACTTCAAATTGAGCTTTCTTGATTTCGAATGTGTATGTTCCGGGAGTAGAACTTTCAAAAACGACAAAATCTTTAGGATATACTGTATTTCCGGCTCCCAAAGGCGTAATTTTTGTTTTTATCGTCATGTCCACATTCCCTGTAAACTACCGACCCATGAGCCGCCGTTATCAAAGGAACGGAAAGCCAGCAGGTAGTTCCCGGCTTCGTCAAACTCTGCCACGTCATCGTTTAGCCAATGTATCTTTGCCGCTTGAACAAAGGAGATATTAAATTTGGTCGGCATCTCAATAAAAAGCTCAAAAGTAATGACTTTCTGGTAGATATTTACTTTGGTAACATTAAAGTCCAAAGCAGTATCTGCACTGACAGTCTTCTTATAAATTGAGTATTTTTCAGATACTTCGACCATATTTCCGGTTACGACAAAGATATTCTGGAAGATTTCTTTGAACGGTGTAACAGTAAAACCATCACCTTTTTCGTTCAGAATAACGGTTTTGTCTTTATTATCAGCGGCAATAAGTACATCCAGAGAGGAAACCGTTGACTGCTCATGTTTGGTAAGATGATACCGTTCTGTAGAGTTTCCGCCTTGCAATCCGGGAAGTTTCTGGTGTTCTGCCGCGTTACTGAAATCTTTCAGGGCATAATCGTCCAGTTTGAGCTGTAGGGCTTCAAATTTGTCCGAGCTGACTACCGAATTATGGGGATTGATATAGATGTCAATATTTGGGGCTTCCGAAAACCCAAGCACCATGCGGATATACAGGTCTTTGGAGGAGCCGCTTTCACTCTGCGGCTTATAGGTTACCGGATATTTACCGACAGCAAACAAGTCGCTGTCTTCATCAAAAATTCCGATTTCCCGAATAAAAAAGCCGCCAATTTCGGCGGCAATAGCAGCTTCAATAATAATTTGGTTGGGATATTTGCTGTCTACTTGCACCAGAGTGAGTTCGCAACGATGTAGTTCCCGCACCAGTTCTGTCTGGCTTTTATCCAAGGTATAATAGTTGCCGTTTCCATCGCCGACAGCCATATGGGTCAGATTGACATTTTTACCGGTTACTTTGGTCTCAGCCAGCTTTTCAAGCCCTTTTTGTGTTACAATGGAATAAAACTCTTTTGCTGCAGCAGCATCTGTCATATCTCAAAAACCTCAAGACTGTAAATTGTTGTTATTTCGCCGGTAGAGAAAGCGCTTCCCAACCGTGGAGTTTCCGAAGTCGTACACAAAAAAGCCCGCAACATCTCCAAATGGGAACGGACATTCTTGGTTTGGTTAATGACAGCCTGAACTTCCGTCAGATCGTTGATATCAAATCCCTCGGTCACCACTTCGATAAAAACGCGAAATGTATAGGGATCGCCGCCATAATCAAACCATTCTTCAATTGTGACATGGTCAAACTCAAAGGCTTCCAATGCTCTTTTGAGGGCGCCGAGCGTTCCCTTGTGGCGGTGAACGCTGATACTGGCCTTAATTACATTGCGCCGGATAGATTCGGCCCATGTTTCATTCCAAACGTCCACTGACAAAGCCCAACCCAGCCATGGCAGAAGATGTTCCGGACATTTTTCCGGATTTCGCAGATAACGGTTCAAAATTTCCAGAAAGGAAAGCCTGCTGCCGGTTTTCTCTAAATCTCTCAGTAATTTTGAAGCATTCGGCGGTAACAAGCTCTTGAATTCGTTACTCATTAAAAATTTCCATCGTTAAACTGATTTTTTCGCAATAAGCTGCCTGCAATTTGGTGGTCTCAATATCCTGTAACGGCTGATCAAGCTGGACTTTTTTGACGCCGTTGACGTGCAAAGCCTGATAAACGCCGGAAATAGCTACCAGTTCGCCCATAGCGTGGCGTTCATTGGTATATATCTTAATAGCGTCGTTAGCTGCGTCCTCGACCACCGAGAATGACGGGCCGGAGTAAACGGTGATATGTGCAGAAATGCTGTATTTGATAATTTCCGCCGAAACCACACTCACATGGTCGGTCAACGGTCTGGCATCCTCATGGTTGAGCGCCAGCTCCACCAGTTCCAGCACGTCTGCCCGCTCATAAGAAACAAGCAGTTCGGTGTTGTTTGATATTTTGGAGTCAACCGTAACCGCAAGCAGCGAATTCGCTTTATCAAAGGTATAGTCAAAGTTTTCTTTGTATGTCTGGCCGCCGGAAACGTCTTTGACAACCAGATGGTCAATACTTTTGCCGGACAGCGTCGCTTTCCCGTCGGTTACCGTGATTTTGGTTTCAGGTACGCTTTCTCTGCGAACTGCGGTACCGTCACCCTCTGTCGAGAGAATAGTCACAATAACTTTTCCCGGTTCATCGCTGCGAACGTCGACCGATTTGACCTTTACTGAAGCAGAAAGCGCAAAGAATTTGTAAGCATCAATCGGCCCGGCAGTCGAAAAACCGTCCAAAGCCATCTGTCCACGCATTCTTAACCGGTCATCTTTTTCGCCTTCCAGACGTTCAACGCCATATTCCGCCACAATCTGATCAAGGTCAGAACCTGTTGCAAAAGCCAATAAGGTCGCTTTAGCAGATTCATTGATTCTTTTACGAACCAACATTTCACGATAGGCCATAACTTCAAGGATAATAATAGCCGGGTCACTTTCAAGCAAACCGTCATATTCCTCATCTCGGGCCGTAAAGTCGTCTAAATATTCCTGAAACAGGGCTTCATAGTCTAATTCTTCAATGACTTTCGGGGTCGGCAGTTTAGACAGGTCAATGACGGAAGAATTCGACATTATTCTTTAGATTCCTTTGATTTCAATGTTATCCAATTTGACAACTTCGCCGTTGGAGAGAAATTGTCCTTCCAAATCCAAAATGATCCTGCCGCGGTCAATGGAAACCACTGTAACGCTTACGATTTCAAACTCCGGTTCAAAATTATAAAGAGCCGTAACACAGTCGGAATAGATATTGGCAATCAGCTCGCCGTTGGTCGGGTTATCAATTCTTTTAAACAGTTCAGAGCCGTAGTTGCGGCGCATAACCCGTGAGCCGAGCGGCGTGGAGAGAATGTCTCGGATTCTCTGCTTCAGATATTCAAAACCGTCATTGTGCTTGCCCGTGCTGTCATTCATGCCGCGCATTTATCCCGCCTTTACTTTTGCCGAACCGGCCAAAATCGTACCTTGATGGGTATTTGCATCGACGGAAACCGCATCGCCGACACGGGCAACCGGCGTGCCGCCGCTGAGACTGACTGTGCCGGAAGTCGTCAGATTTTGAGCGATTGTAAGGCTTTTGGTGATTTCTACATCGCCGTCTAAAGTGATTTTCGGAGATTTAATAACCGCTGAAACTTTTGCTTCAGCGGTTATTGATTTTTGAGAAACAATCGCGGCGTTTCCGGTAATCTGTGCATTCAGCTCTCCGCTGCTGCGATTAAAGGAAATAATCGAGCCATCCTTAAACCGCCAAAGCAGAAGATTGCCATCATCGGAAATCGGCTCTTTGTAAATGCTCGACAGGATCAGCCCTTGGTTAAGGTCGCCGCAGGGAGACAAAACCAGAACCTGTTCATTGAGGTCTACGCCATGCCAAGCCTTGTCATCGCCATCCCGGAGCAGCCACGGCAGCCAAGTCGTCTCCAAATCTCCGATTTTAACTCGTGCCACGGCTTCCTTATAATTAACGGCGGAAATCGTGCCAATTCTTAACAAATTGCTCAATCTCCGCCGCAGATCCGCGATTTCGTATTTATCTTCAAAATCCACGATTTAAGCCCTTGATTTTACTCTTATCGGTCTTAATCGGAGCCGAAGACGTCTGTTTTTTGGCAAATTTACTGACTACGCGCACGGCATATCCCTGCGTCAGCAAGGCTTTTGCTTCAGCCTCTTTGATATCTTTGACTTCACCTTTTTTATGGTTGTGAACGTCTCTCAAGATTCTCAGTTTCATTGTTTATTCCTTATTTGTTGCTGTGTAATAGGTGATGGTATAGTTGATTCGCGCCGCGCCATAACAATGCGCCCCGTCAATCACGGCATCTGTTTCCGTCGAAATCATTTTGATGACAGCATTCAAAAAGCCCGGGATTTCAAAGCCGAGCAATGCGTATTCTATGTCCAGAGCCAGTTTGTCAATCAGCTCATCCAGATTCGGGCTGTTTGCCAGAATCCCCTCAACGGCAATGTCCAATTGCCGTTTGTAGGGAAAGAACCCATCGCCGTCATACTGGTTTTCCAAGACCTTTTCGTCTCTGGTATAAACCAGAATTGCAGGCAAATGCTGGTCGAACAACGGTTTGACTCGGCTGTCGTAAACGTGATCTTTGGCCAGAGTATCGGATTCTTTCAATTTCTCGACAAAAGCTTTACGGATAATACAACGGGGATGAAGCGCATTGTTCATGGAGGACAACTTTCTCAGTTCCAGGAATGTGATATTCCACGTTTATGATGTCAAATGTCTGATTTTCGATTTGCAAATGGTCTCCCTGCAGGATTTTGGGATAATTTTCCGGCATTTCGCAAAGCCTGATGAAAGCGGCGATTTCCGTTGAAGTAACCGGAACTTCGGCGGTTTTGAGTTTGACTTCCTGATAGCCTTTGTGAAAGTCAATCAAAACGTCAAAAGGCTGAAATTCCTTGTTATCCGGTATATAGAGGGCTTTTCTTCCGAAAATGCCCTCTACAAGGCCTTCTCCAATACAGGGGCGATTGATGAATTTATCAAAATCAAACATCTTTAGGCTTTTCTGTTTGTCCGGTGCTTTGGGTTTCAGCCTTTTTCGGTGCTGTTTTTGCCGCAGCAGGTTTTGTTGGAGCCGCCGGTTTTGCCGGAACGGCCTTTTCCTTTGACGGAGCAGCTTTTTCCTGAGGTTCTGCCAGTTCCAACTGTCCAAGTGTGGCTTTTGTTAAATTTTTAGTAACGATATCGATGATTTCGCCTTTTTTAAATTCAACATTGGTCAGAACTTGGTAGTTCTTGCCGGATTTTTTTAACTGTAAGGATCTGATTTTGGCTTGTTCATCGGAAAGCCCTAAAACAAGCCCGGTTCCAAAGACGACTTTGGAACCGGTAACAATATATTTCACCATTAATCACCTGCCAATTCAATGGAGACGAGGCAGGTATTCTGCCAGTATCCATAACCGACGTTGCGCCAGGTGTCAACACCGTACCAGTGCTTGCCTTCTTTGAATTCAAGCTCCGAACCTTCTGCAATGGCTTGGATTTCAACGTCCTTTTCTTCTTGGCGAATAAAGGCTTGAACAGAAGAGTCACAGCGGAAAACCACAAATTTATTTTCCCAACCGGTCAGACGCGGGTTCTGAACCAGAGTAATGTCAAGCTCGTCGAGAACTTTAATCGGGTTGGTTCCGCCACCAACAGCCAAAGGCACGGCAATCGCCGATTTGGCAACATGCCACATCACTGTCGGTACCATAATGAGAAAACGGGAAGCGTCTTCATTGAAAGGCTCTCCCTGATCGTCTTTATAAGACAGGATGCTTTCAACACCTTTCAGCATTGCCCGGCGGAAAAGGTCTTCCTTCAAAGATGTTTCCCCGGTTTCTCCCGTATAGGTGATTTTGTTGCTTTGCTGCCCGGATTTTCCTTCTTCATGGTCTGTATCAAAGAAATACTGCCCGTCATAGCAGACGGTACTTTCGCCGTTAACAATAAGTTTTGACAGTAGTTGTGCCCAATGGGAGTTGGTTCTGTCGGCCAATTCATTGATACGGATGCGGGTCTGTCCGGTTTTATCGCGGAGCAGATCTTTAACAGGCACTTCAAGTGTTGCTTCAAAGTGCTTGTTTTCAATCGTCAACCCGTTGGTCGTGAAACCTTTTGCCTGTCGGCCGCCGGCCCATTCTCTCATAACCGGAACCTGACCAAGCCAGTTATAGGTTTCACTGTCCTGATCCGATTGAAAATAGTTACTGATGGCTTCAACCCACTTCAAACCGGAGTTTTGTTTCAATCTCCGGTAAAAAGAGCCGATAATAGCCCGTGATGATAATGCGGATGCACTCATTTTTTAATTCCTTTGTAATATGTAAGGGGGGGGAAATAGACTTTAGGCTGTCGGCACAGCGTCGGCAAAAGCCTGAAAATCTACAATGATTTCGTTATCGGATATGCGGCGGATTTTGCCGATATACGGTGTACTGGCAGACGTTGTCGTAAACGTGTTGTCATCAGAGGCAAACAAATTTGAACCGACATCTGTCAGAGACACACCACTGGGAGCCGGAAGGACAACCGTTCCCTTAAATTTGGTTCGAATTGTCTTTTGTCCGTCCGTTCCGGAAGTATTATCTACCCGTTCATCGGCAAATCCGGCAAATTTATCGCCGGTTTGCAATGCATGGGCATATCCGTTGCTGTTAATCCCTACGGCGGCGCCTTCATAGATAATTTCACCACCGAGCATGGGATATTCGCTCGTATCGCCCAATTCATAAGTCCGGGCAATATCGTTGGTTAATTTTGCCATATTGATTTTCCTTTACTTACGGGTTGAGTAAATTTTGACCGAACCGTTTTCTTCCGCCTGCTTATAGGCCAAATAGTCTTCAAACTCATTGGCAAATTCTCTGCGGAGATCAGCGGATTTATTCCATTCAGCTTTGGCTCTGTCCTCCAAAGGGGCTTCGGGATCAACCTGCGGAGCAGCCACCGGAGCGGGAGCTTCAGGAATTGGCGGGAGTTCCTTTTCGGCAATTTGCAAACCGGCAAGATGGCTGATTCCCCGTTTTTTCTCTGCCATGACCATTTGCATTGCGACGGTTTCCGCCGTCACCGAACCGTCAGCCTTGGCTTTTTCGATCAAATCTTCATGTCCGGGCATTGCAATTTTTTCAATTGCCAGGATACGTTCACGTTCAGCCAAAACACCTTTATTATAGGATTCTTCAGCTGTTCTGCAGCCCTCTGCCATTCCTTTATCATAGGCTTCATTGGCAAGGGCTTTTGCAACTTCAGGATAGTGGCTTTGAATATAAGAGGCCGTAATCTCCGGAGCTGCAGGAGTTTCTGTTTTATCTTTATCCATAGTGATTCTTCTTTCTGTTTGAGATGTTATGGTTAGAGAAGCTAGAACGCTCTCAAACGAGCCAAGCTCGTCGGCCATGCTTCGTTGGAGAGCTTCATGGCCTATCACGACAGAGCCTTTACCAAAATTATTTCGGATTTTTTCTTCCGAGATGTTGCGAAATTTGGCAACGCTGCCGATGAATTGTGCTTCCAGAGCATCAAGCTCTGCCTTAATTGTTTTGATTCCGTCTTCCGTGCGCGGATCCGGACGTTTGGCTTTAGCGTTGGAAGAAACGATTTCATAACATTTAGTACCACTTTCATCCGGTTGTTCCTGTACCGGTACGGCGGTAACCACACCGATACTACCAAGCAAAGCAGCCGGATGTGCAACAATCTTATCCGCGGCCGAGGCCAGCCAATAAGCTGCCGAGCAGCAGTTTCTGCCAACATATGAGATGATTGGTTTGTTTCCGCGGGCATTAAAAATCATATCAGCCATTTCTGCCGGCCCGACAGCAATTCCGCCGGGACTGTCAAAATCAAGTACAATTGCCCGAACATCATTGTTTTCCAAGGCGGTTCGGAAATCTTTTGCCAGAATATCAAGAGCTGTGCCGCCAAGTATGTAAGTCAGAAAATCCATTCTGCCGGTAATAACCCCGCTGACAGGGATAATTGCCACGCCATTCTGGATTCGAACTGTCCGTGTATTCTCCAAAACCGGAGCATCTTTTGAAACTAATGCTTCCAAATTGTTAAAGGTATCAGGCTCAATTGCCCAATATTTGCCGAGTGATAATAAACTTTTCATTGGTTTTCCTTATTTTAGTGACTTGCGCATCATATGTTCTTTGGCTGTTTGCGGGTGTTTACGTTCCCAATCGCCACCGGTTAAAGCTGCCGTTTCCTCAGCCAATGTTGTTATGCCGATTTCGATTCTCTTTTCTGCCGCCCGGATTTCTTTGTACTGGTCAATCTGCCCGCGTGGCGGCCCAACCCAATCGGCTCCAAGATAGGCTTCCCGAATAAGCGGATGCGAGAAAAAACAAGGGGCATCTAAGATGCCCCTTGCTACTGCTTCACTGATAACCATGTCATAAACCGGCTTACAGAATTGGATTGCCAGCCATCGCCGTCGTGCCGAAAAGAACTTCCAGGCTTCGACCAATGCGGCCTGTGCCGCAGAATAGCTGGCCGTAAAGTGTTTGATCAGGATTTCAAAAGGCAATTCCAACGCAACACCGATTTGTCGCAAAACAGCTTGGACAAATGGGTCAAACGCCTGATTCGGACGCTTAGGATCGGCAATTTCAATACTTTCGTTTGGCTGCAAATCCAGAATGGCACCTACGCCAAGCTTATAATCATTGTCATTCGTGCTGTCGGTTTGCCCGCCAAAGGGAGCCAGCCCGTCTTCAGATTCGCTCTTGACAAAGATGGTAAACATTGCCGAAACCACGGCAGACATAATCTCGGCTTCCGAATATTTATCGAGTTGTTTGAGTGTTTCGATAACCGGTGTCAGGTAAGGAACACCGCGGGTCAATCCCGGACGGATACGGTTCATAATATGGTACACCTGCCGTTCTCCGTCTTTTGAGAAAGCCGGAACCCGGACATATTCGTTGCTTCCTTCGGTATAATCGCCGGGAAAACGCTTATATATATAATAAGCAACCGGCGCTCCGTTATCGTCTAGTTCCACGCCGCCGCTGAGTTTTGATGTATCCATTTGAAAATTCGGATTTGCCACCCGGTCAGCTTCAACCAACTGCAGACTCAATCCCAGCAAAGCATTGGGCCGTTTGATGTAGCGGCGGACAACAAAAATATCGCCGCTTTCCAAACAGGAGCGGATGATCAGGTTTTGCAGTTCCGTAAAAGTTTGATAGCGCGTAGCATCGCAATTTGTGCTTTCCGCCCAGTGCCGGAAGATTCTTTCGGCTTCCCGTTCCCATTTGTCAAAAGCTTCCTCGGTTTTCATAAACGGTTTCAAGACCTCACGGTCAATATTGCTGTGTACCCGAAGTCCGGTACCGACAACATTGGTGACCACCGTATTGACCGCACCGGTTGCTAGCGGGGCATTACGCAACAAATCTCGTGACCGTTCGCGCAATATCGGCAGATCCGGCAATGTTACATTGTCCGCAGAGCCATCTGCCGTTCGCCAAGCTTTTGTTTGCCGCCGGTCAAGTCTTGCTCCAGTATATCCGCCTACCAGAGCCATCCGGGTACGGGCTTCCAAGCGCCGCAGTCCGTGAACCGGCGCAAAGTACGAGAACGCTTTGTCAATAAGATTTGGTTTTATTTCAAGATTTTTCATGTAACGCCCAATAAAAAAAGGCTTACAAAGGTAAGCCTATGATAACCAATATACTAAATAAATTGAGAGTATTTTTATCAAATTGTGGTAGCAACAATTTCATTCCATTCTTTTTTATGCTGAAATTTTATTGTCTCATCAATTTTTAATAATTCAACATATTTATCAATAAATTCTGCTGGATCTTTTAACAATCTTAAATAATATTTTAACGAAGAATAGACCCCATTTACTATTACTTGGCAACCATGAATTTGACTAATACGTTGAATTTCATTTTCTATAGCATTCCAATCTGCGGTGTCCATATTAGCTGTCGTCAATAAATAGTATCTATTGGTATTGTACATTTTAAATTTTTCATACGCATCTGAGACTAACTGTTGTGTAATAATTATTTCATGCTTAATTTCTACACCTTCAAATGCTGTTCCATCATTGTTATTGACATCAATATCCCCAATTCTTCCAGATCTAGTATCTGCTGAAGTATGAGCTTCCAATGGACACAAAATTTTTTCTGTATATCTTGCAACTTGCCCCATCATACATTGATATGCAGCATAGATTGCAAGCGTAGGCAATCTTGAGGCTCCTGCACATGTATATTTAAATGTAAAATGCTTTTCTAACAACCTTATAATTTTCGCTATTGATAAACTATGAGGTTTTGCTAAATCAATATTTAAATTATCTCGTTGTTTAATTAATAATTTAAAGAAATATAGTAATACCTTTTCTGCACATACTCCCTTTTCCTGTACATTATCAATAATATGAAGAAAAGCCTCTTTTACACTTAAAGGAGAGATTTTACCTGGATAATCTAACGTATATGGATGAGCTTGTTCAAGAGAACGAGTGAGCCAACCAGATTCTGCCATTGCTGGAAAATTTACTTTTTTCATAAAAGGCGTAACATTAGCTTGGTCAATACCTCTTCCAGCAAAACCATTTGGCAATTGAGCTTGATGATAACGGATATCTTGATTTTTATCAAAAATTTTATGAGTCAATAATGTAATTATAACTGTAATTAACCCTTTGTTAGCTTCAGAACGAGATACTAATAAACTTATATAATCAGCTAAGTATATAGGTAAATCAGTAGAATAATCATTTAAAGCAGTTTCCGTTAAGGCAAGTTGATATACATCCTCTAATATTTTACTATGCTCACTCATTAATATTCCCCATAAAAAACTGATTCTTAATTTCTCTTGCAACAGCAGAAATCATAGGAACACAAACTGAATTTCCAAGTTGTTTGTATTGTTCCGCAACAGAACTAACTTTAACATAAGAATCCGGAAACCCCATTATTCTCCAACATTCATTTAATGTTAATTTTCGAACCAATCCTTCTTCTGTTAATATGAAATAACGTCCAGATACCTCTTGTGATGGTAAGGTAGGATGGATTCCTTGTACAGAATATATTCTATTAGGTTGCTTATGTACTCTTGATAAGTGCAAAGTATTAGGCCTAACGCCTGCTTTACGTATAGATTTATTTCTGTACCCAGCAAAGATTAATCCTGATAAGGGCTGTTTTTTAGGATTTTCAATAAGAGTATATTCATGAGGAGAAAGGTATTCGAAATTTCCTTCAGAATCAAGAAAATCTATTAAATTCTTTCGGGAAACAGTTTTGACCTTTTTAAAATCAAACTTTTTTGATAGCGCAGCAATAATAATAATACGTTCTCTATTTTGAGGAACACCAAAGTCAGCTCCATTCAAGACCTTCCATGAAACTTTGTAACCTAATTCCTGAAGTTTATTTAAAATAGTACTTAAAGTATTTCCTTTATTGTGGTGTACAAGATGCTTTACATTCTCAAGAAAAACAACAGAAGGTCTTTTCTCTTTAATGATTCTGCAAATATCAAAAAAAAGAGTACCTCTTGTATCTTCAAACCCTTTTTGTTTTCCTGAAATGCTAAATGGTTGACATGGAAATCCAGCACATAATATATCATGATCAGGAATAATTTTAGTGTCAATTTTGGTTATATCACCTAATGGCATTTCATTAAAATTTTTACAATATGTCTTCTGACACTCAGTATTAATATCACAAGACATTACACAATTAAATCCCTGAGACTCCATTCCTATACGGATTCCTCCAATTCCACAGAATAAGTCAATAAAGCTACCTACATTACGCATAAAAAACCTCATTATTTTTTGCATGATAAGATAAATATAATGAATTTGCTACTAAAATTTAAATAATATCCAGAAAAACCTATCTATTTACAAATATAACATTTATGATTTGTTACTTAATAACAATCATTATTTGAAGTCTATACCGGAGTAATTCCACGAACGCGGATGCCGCTACGTCCGTTGCTGGTGCCGCCACCGGAATCTCCATCTCCGCCACCGCTTGGATCACGGGAAACTTTGCCCCGCAGGTACTTTTCTTGCGTAAACAGGACATTTAAGTCCGCTTTTTTGACTTTTTGCCCGTTGTAAGAAGCTTCCTGCGCACCGGAAAGAATATCCGAAATCGCTTTTTGGATTTCTTCAAGCTGTTCTTTATAAGATTTCATAAACTGATTCCTTTACTTCTAACTCTCGACCGAATTGTCGGAGCAGCTGCTGTTTGACTAACAGCTTTACCTGCCGGAATTTGACCGTTTTTAAGCGGATAGCTTTGGAGACGTTCAAATGCAGCATTCAGGTCAAACTTCCAATTTCGCATTAACCCGCGCAACGCTGCAAAAGCATAAACGCGGCAGTCCAAGGCTTCGCAGGGATGTCCTTCTGTTCTGGGTACCCATTCCCGAACCGGCCGTCCTTTAACCATCCGGGTTTTGATAACCTCTGCCGTAACCTGTGTGAACCATTCGGCATCCCGGTCAATCGGAAAGTGCCAGCATCCTGGTCCGGGTTCTTTAATTCGCAGCCGCTGCATAAGCGTTTGTTTGGCGTCATTCACGCCAATAACATACACTGGTTTCTTCAATCTTTTGTTTTGGGAGGCTCTCGCTGGAAAAATCGGTACACCAAAGCCCGAACTGCTTCCCTTGATTGCGAACACGCGCTGATGCAGTCTTTCACCGCAGAACGTAATAACGTGATCTGTATAATGACCGCCACTGTCAATACAAGTTGCAGCAATAGAAAGAGGTGCAATATTACGTTCATGCTCATATGTCCTTTGCAAAATGCTGTCCAAATCGTCCCAGAGCTGAGGGGTTGACGGGTCTCCATGTAAGACGTGGTAATCAATCGACCACGATTCCTCGTCTTTGCCCCAACCGACAATCTCCAATTCCAGGCGGTCATCCTGCACGTCAACGCCACAGGTCAGAATAACCACATTCATCGGGATTTTCGGGCCGTAATTTTCTCGCCGTGACATCAATCCGGTCGGATCTATGGATTCTCCGGACTGATCTTCCCAAGTTTCTGCCAGTTTGGTATTCGTCCAAACCTGCAAACGAGCCGGGTCTTTATGGACTTTCACAAACTCGCTGGCTATGTCTCCCCAAGATGTCCAGCCGTGCGGGCTGTAGAGCGAGGACAGGTGGAATGAGACAATTTTGCCGTTTGAGCGGTCTGGAGCCGTTGCTATCCATTCGCCTTTTTGCAAAATCTCAGCTTTTTGATAGTCTTGCCATAGCGATTTGCACTTTTCGCATTCATAACATGCCGTTTCCGGGTGTCCGCTTTCAAATTTGATATTTGCCCATTTTAAGGTTTGCATTGCACCGCAAACCGGACAGGGAACGAAAAAGTAACGCTGATCTCCCTCAAGAAAAGCCTTTTCAATCCGGCTGTAGTTCTTAAGCGTCGGGGTAGAAGCCAGAAAAATCTTGCGGTTCGAAAACGTTGCCGTACGCTGGATGGCCAAATCTACCGGATCGCCTTCGTCCCCGGCATCATTCGGATATCCGTCGACCTCATCCAAAAACAAATAGCGGACAGGCATGGAACGCAGGCCGACCGCCGAGTTGGCTCCAGTCAAAACCAAAACGCCGCCGGGAAATTCTTTCATTAAGACCGTATTGCCGCTGTCTCTGGTTCGCGGGCTTTTGACCAATTCCCTGAGTGACGGGCAGTTGTCAATTGCCGGATCAATCCTCATTTTTGAGGTACGTTTGGCCATTTCAACCGTCGGATTGACAATCAGCATCGGGCCGGGAGTATGGTGGATGACAAATCCCATCCAATTATTGCCGCATTCGGTACCGCCGATTTGGGCGCCTTTCATTAAAATGACACGCTCGCAAGGATGCGAGGGAGACAGGCAACGCATGATTTCCCGAAGATACGGAACACGGGAGGTTTGCCACGGCCCGGGTTCGCTTGAAGATACAGAAGATAAAATGCGGTGCGCATCGGCCCATTCGTCGACGGTATAGTCCGGATCTGGGCGTATTCCTTTTGCAAATCCGTAGTTGAAAAAGCTGTCAGTCTCGATTTCCATCAAACAAATTCGCCAGATTCTCTAAGGTTCGCAGCAGTTCTTTCCGTAAAATCTCTTTCATTTCATGGATGTCAGTCTTGCCAATCAGCAGCGGAATGACCTTGTCCGGGACATTCAGGATCATATCTCTGGTTTTCCGCGCGGCATTAAAGGCTTCCCGTTGGACGGTTTCCGTGGAAATCAACTTTCCGGTGCGTTCGTCAAATTCTAATTTTTTAAGTCGGGCTTCGTAGGCTTCCCGAATAGCCCGGCTTTGCTGGTAAGAAACGCCGATGCCGCCAGAACTTGCCGATGATGCCGTTTCAGAAGAAGCGGCTCGTGCTGGTGAATCCTCTTTAATAGCATAAACTTGAGCGGGGTCAGTGTTGGCTTCCCATTGCCGGTCAGCCAACGCCGGATTGATTTTCCCGTTTTTGGTGAGCGTTATCCGCCCGGATTTGATTGCCTTGCGAACAGCGGTATCGGAGATACCTTTGCGGGTGGCATAAGCTCTAATCGAGATTTCCATGTTTTCATCATTTGTTTATCACAGTTTATTTTGCTGTATTCATTGGTTTTCCGGGTTAAATCTTATAAATTCTAAAATTTCGTTAATATTTTTGATTGGCAATCCGGCCATTTCAAGTTCACAAAATATTCCGCATTCGGGGATATCGATACTTTGGTGTTTACCTGCATCTGGTTCTAATTCAGCCAGATAGAGTTGTTTGCCACGATCTTTGAGGCAGGTATGTCCGGTTTTCCGTTCCAAATCGGCAGTCTGCCTGAAAACGTCCGGGAAATCTGTCCGTATTTTGTTCCAATACCCTTTGCCGCCTTTGAAACAGCCGATACAGTTGTTGTTATTGTATCCCAGCCGGTACATGGCCGGGATTTCAATCTTGTTAAGTAAAAGTTCCTGCAGGCAACGCCGTTTATTCCACCCTTGTTCAATAAGCGGAAAATAAACTCTTGAGGAATTCTGCTGCTTCCACCTAAAGGCTCGGTTAATTTCTTTTTTATTATACTCAAAGCCGAATACGTGAATCGGTTGAGTGTAATTTTTTTCAATTCTCTGGCGAACTTCCTTTTTTAAGTATTTAGTGCAGGGAGCACCCCACGGTGTATTAAAAACTTCAATAGCAGCAATTTCCAAAGGATTCTTAAACTTAGGATGCCGGGCTGTCAGAATTTTCCTGCCATACCAGTTTTCGCAGTCTTCAATAAATCGTTGGTTGTCCGAATGAGCCGCACCGGTTTCGATATACCAGATGTCAACATCATCGCCATATTTATCAATCGCCAGTTTACAGGCAACTGCCGACGTAACCCCACAACTAAACCAAGCCAAGAATTTCATTGCTATCCCGTAAAAAGTAAGGCTCCTGTCTATTCAGGAGCCTTTTCTGTGAGTTTTTCTTCCTTTTCTCTTTCAATCTTAAGTTCTTCATAACTTTTGCCGGTTTGTTCATGAACGGCTTTTTTTCGGGAATATTCTTCCCAGCGCTTAATGATGACATCGACGTATTTCTCGTCGAGTTCAATCATTCGGCAGCGCCGACCGCTTTTTTCACAGGCAATCAGCGTTGAACCGCTGCCGCCGAAGGTATCCAAGACGATATCTGTTACCCGGCTGGAATTGCGGATGGCTCTTTCAACCAGTGCGATAGGCTTCATTGTCGGATGCAGAGCGCTTTTTTGTGGCCGGGGAAATTCCCACACGTCTGTTTGATTTCGTCCGCCATACCAGGCCGGAGCCGTACCTGGTTTCGCACCTAAAAGGATTTCCTCATGCTGTTCTTCATAAGGGTTGCCGAATAAAATCCATTCATGCTGGTGTTGGTGTTTGGAACGCGAAAGCGTAAATTTGTCTTTGACCCAGACGATGTACGCTTCCCATTTGCCACCGGCCGCCGTAAAGGCTTGGTACAGAGTGTGCAACTCCGACCCGCCCATACAAATATAAAAAGAGCCAACATTGACATCAAGGATATTGCAGCAAAAGTCATACAGAAAAGCAGGGAAACCCTCGCCAAGATTATCATTCAGAATTGAGCGTTCGCCTTCTTTTCCTGCCAGTTTATCTCGCAAGGCATTGCCGTAATTCACGTTATATGGCGGATCGGTGAAAACCATTTGCGCTTTTTCGCCGTCCATAACTTTTTCAACGTCTGTCTGGCTTGTTGCGTCGCCGCACAATAAACGGTGATCGCCTAAAATCCAAACATCCCCCCGCCGGGCAACCGGTTTTTCCACGAAATCAGGGACTTCGTTTTCAAATTCAAGTTCTTCATCGTTGGTCTCAAATTCATCCCGATAATTTTCAAGCTCTTTGTTGGAAAAGCCCAAAATATCAATGTTGAAATGCGCATCCTCAAGTTTTCCGAGGATTTCAACGATTTTTTCTTCATCCCAACCGGCATTGTCAGCAATTTTATTATCTGCCAGAGACAGAGCCATGCATTGATTATAGTCAAGATGTGGAAGGCGGATAATTGGAACCGTTTCCAATCCGGCCTTTTTTGCTGCCATCAAACGCCCATGACCGGCAATAATCATATTGTCGACACCGACCAGAATAGGATTTACAAAGTCGAACTCTCCGATGGAATTGACAATCTGTCCGACTTGTTCTTTGGAATGCGTTCTGGCATTTAACTCAAAGGGAATGAGTTCTTCCAGTTTGACATATTCAACTTTTAATTTAACTTTCTCGTTCATTTAAGATACCTGTTGTTGTAAATTCAAGGTTAGACGTAAGAACTGTAAACGCATACGCCGCCACCAGAGGCACCACGCCGTTGCCGCAGGCTCTAACTCTGTCCACCCGGTCGGCCAGCCCATCAGCCATTCGGTAAACCGCGGGTTTAAGGTTCTCTGGGATATTTCGCCAGTCATCAAAGTCATTTGGTCTGGGTGGCCAGAGAGGCAATTTGCTACATGTACGGAATGATCGCGAAGCTTGATCCGAGCAGAGGTTCCCGGTCTGATTTCCATAACGCCGCCCTCGGCATCCGAGGCATTCGGTGTCCGCCATCTCTTCGGCTGTTTCCACAACAAAACTTCCTCTTTCAGACGACTTCGCGAATACCCGGTCTGAACTTTTTTGAGTGAGGCGCCGTTGGCTTCCGATACCAGCACTGTCGGCCAGAGACGTGCTGTTCTCGCTAATCCCAGGCTGCAGTTGTGTCCGCTCTTGATGTATCGGCGCAGGGTGCCGTTCTTGGTTTGGACATACCTGTCGTTGGGCGTGATTGTTTCCGCAACCGTTGCATCTGCTGTCATCACGGTAGGCCAAGATAAAGAGCCGCTCGCGGCGATGCGGAGCACCGACTTCTTCCGCAGTGAACAAGCCTGCCCTAACTTTGTAACCCAGTCCTTGTAGGTCATCATGGACTTGCTCAAACCCCAACTGTAGATGTCCGCCGACGTTTTCAAAGAAACAGAGCGTTGGCTCAACCTCGGAAACAATTCTCCGCACATGGGGCCAGAGATGTCTGGGGTCTTTTTCTCCGAGTTTCTTTCCTGCAACTGAAAACGGTTGGCACGGATATCCGCCAGTGATAAGATCCACTTTTCCACGCCACGGTTTGCCATCAAAGGATTTGATATCTGACCAAAGAGGTGCCGGATCCAAGATTTTTTCTTGCATGCGTTTAACCAAAATTTCGCACGCATAGGCTTCGATCTCCATATAAGCGACTGTTCGGCTAGTTGGCATTGCGAGTTTAAGTCCAAGGTCAAGACCTCCGACCCCGGAACAGAGTGATAACACTCGGCAGGTAGGTATATCCACAATTCTTGCTTCCTTATATAAAAAAGAGGTTCGCAACTGCGAACCTTTACTGTTATTACAAAAATTCTTTTGTATGCCTTACTGGGCAACGGTTTTGATAATATCAGGTGCGAACCTGTCTTTTTTATAATAATATCCGCGCGAAGCCTTATATTATAAGGATTTGGCGCAAATTTGGTGCGAACTTGGTGCGAACCCTTTTTTTAGTCTGTCGGTAGCGACGCGGCGGGGTTCGCGTTACCCGCGTCGAAAAATCTTCCGACAGTACCTTTTTTCAACGAAATAAATAAAAAATATGTGTTTTTCGGCTCTCCGCTTAAATCTAAATGGAAAGCCCAACAGCACTTTGAGGCAGTCTTACTTTCTAATGACGCCTGAAACATACTTTATTAAGTTATATTAAAGTTAGTAACCGTCCGGTTTTTCTTGCCCATTCCCGATTTTTATTTTTTAATACGCGGCGGAGGCATGAATGAAACAGTATTCAATTAAGTTTATCGGGCGTAATGCCTATATCTCTGATGCAGATGGCCGCAGTACGCCGATTCTTTCAATAGATTTCAAATCCGTACAGACCGGCAAGCCAAACGGAACGACTTTAGACATAGATCCGTCGCAGCCGATCATTGTCAATACCCAGACGCAAAACATCAAGATATCGCAGGAAGACACCCTGTTTTTCAGCCTGGACAGCAATATCAAATCATAGTTCACGCACTTTGGTTTCCAGCGTCCGCCCGAATTCCCGCTTTGCTGTTTCCGTAACAATTTCAATCATTCTGAAACGTTTCGGCACATCGGCTTGTTTTCTGAGGAAATAAAGAAACTGCAGGCCTTTTCCCTTACGCCGAACTAAAGCCATCTGACCATTATGGAGTTTCATTTCAAAGGCATCGGCAATGCTGCGCGCAGACCGTCGTACCTTAATTTCGCTCAAATTCTGATAGGATGGAATTGTCAAGTTACTTCCCTGCGGCTGCCGCAGACCGCCGACTTGTTGTAAAGCTGCAAATCGGGCCATTGTATAAACTTCGGCGGTCAGGCTTTGCTTGGTTGCCGGTTTAACGGCAATGCTGCTGGCAAAACCACCGCTTTTACGGCGAATGGTAAAGGTTTCGTTGATATGATTACGCACTTCGGCTTGGGCAATTTTTGCCACAGCCGTCAGAGAAGCCGCCGCGGCAAAGGGAATTTGCCGCGAAGCAACCAGATGTAACTGTTGTTCCACAGTATCATTTATTTGGAGTTCCGTGATGATCATATGAGGGGGATTTTCCTTTTTCGCTGGAACGGTATCTATACAACGCCCCGATTATACCTGATTTGATAAACCATTTTTGCGAATATGTGAAGTAAAAGAATATGTGAAGTACGATTCAAGGAAATCCGAGCCTTTGCAGCCTATTGCCTGTAAAATTTTCCTTTGGCTATTCTGCTGCAATCCCTGGCGGAATAAGGCTTTGAAGTACATTTCACTTGAAAAGGCAGATTTTTATAAAACTTTTCGGAATTGAGATAAATTATTACTTAAAGGAAATTATCTTTTCCATAGATTTACAATAGGAAAACTATCAAATTTTTTCTGCTCTTTCCGAGAAAGCTTTTTATAAAGTATTTTAGCCTGCTTGAAATCTTCCAATAGAATTGCAGCACCAATTTTTTCTTGAAAATTGTTAGTCTCGATCTTTATGATAGATAATATCTTATCTTTTTCTTGAGAATTTAATGACCGTTTTCTTTTCATAGCTTGCATGCAATTGAGTAAAAATATATGGTTTGGATCATAGTCATAAATATATTGTGCCAATTCAATTGCGGTTTCGAGCAATTTGCCACATTTTCTTTCTTGCTGATCATAGGCAGACAACATCTCTAAAATAGTTTTATTTATTGCATTTGAGTATTCTGTAGTAAGTGGATATGATTTTATATCTTTCAGTATGGATTTAAAATGAATATTATAGACTTTAAGAAAATGTCTAGCTAAGAGAAATACATAACGAGATGCGGGAACATTGTTTACATTGAATAAGAAATTTTTTGTGTCTATATTCATAAAGTCATGAATAAAATATTTTCCATTCTGATCTGTTATGGCAAGAACGGGAATTAATATGTTGTGTATTTCGAAATTAAACAGAAATGCTTGTTCATTATGATCTTCAAAGATTAATGAATGATGCTCAATCAAGCCCTCTGCCAACATCTGCAATTTATAATAATCTTCTTCAGTTAATTCAGATAAATCAAAGTCGAAAGCTTCTTTGATTTTAAGAGTATCCAAAAGTTGTTCGAGTTCCTTTAGTTGGATTAAGAATGTATCATCTTGTTCTATCGAATTTTCTTCAATTTGGTCTTTATTCTTAAAAGGATATGCCATACCATCTATTTCAAGTGTATTTGTTTGGCTAAAAGCTTTTAAAAATTCCAAATCATTAATTCTTTCTTGTAAAGATCCTTTGTTATTATATAAAACGGTTGCTATGTTATCTGTTGTTATATGAATTTTAACATTATTCCCAAATAAATAAGAGGTGCCGGTTTCATCTCTTTCCCAAGCCATTTCAGGGTAGTAAACTTTACCAGAAACAGAGACTGCTTTGGGAAGTTTTTGTTGAATTTTAATGTCAGAGGCTTCATTCAGCGGAATCAAGCCAAGTCCTAACTCTTGGGTATCGCCGTATACAAATTGTTTTCCAGAAGAAAAAAGCATATCAAAAGGACTTTTTGTTTTTTCGCAGGAAGTACATTTTATAACATACCTCTTTATGAGGCCATTTTTTTTCAAAACAGCTTCATCTGGCAGCCCGGTTTGAATGAGATTTACTTGATGTTTTCGATGATTTAAAAAATTTAAGAAAATATCAACCATTTCCTTTTTTTCAGTCGGAAATGCATTAAAATTCACGGTAAATTTTTTTTGAGGACCTTTTTTTAGAATAGAGGCCAAACTATAAGGAAGAAGCTCATTAAAATAAATTTTATAATTATCGTTATTCTTCTTATCGATATAAACAACAAAAAATATCACACCCGCATCATTCAGATAGTTTGTAAGGTCACTGGCTTCGACAGGAAAGCTGATTTTTTCCGGAAAAGTATTACCATTTTTGGATAAAGCAAAATAATGCCCTTTGACTTGAACAGGAACACGCCCGATAAGATCCTTTTTCTCTTGAGAATCCTTCCTATAAACACGGACACCGCCATCCCAAGACGGCATCTTATCAGTTGAGTCAATATCCGAAATAAGGTGGTCTGTCCGATTCAAGAGCATATCAACAATGCCTGTGGCAATTTTTTCTACGCGTTCATTGTTAACCATCATATTCCTCAAAATAAATTATAATTTTAGCATATTATACAAGTTTAAGAGCTGTAATAGTCAATAAATTTATCGAAGAATGCCCATTTTTTTCATATTTTCTCATCAATAAGACAGATATCTACTCAACAGTCTGCGATTTTTTTCAAAATATCGGCTTTTCGGATTATTCAACACTTTGACAATGACATCAATCCCGGCATTGTGCCAGTCAATTAGCGTTCGGCTGGTTTTGCCGTATCTTTTGCAGATCAGCCGCCAGGGATAACGTTTGGCCCGCTGCCAGATAATCCACCGTTGGTCTACATTATCCACCAGATAGATCCATTCCAGCACCGCATCCAAACGGGCAATGTCCAGACTGTTGGCTACCAGACGGATGGGTTTACTGTCCATCTGCAAAAGTTCCATTTCGGTATATCTGATGCCCGGCCAATAGGTTTTATAACCCTGAACCTTTTCTCTCGGCATTTTTTTGAGGGTATAAACGGCGCTCTCGAACCAGTCTTTGACCATCTCCCGTGTCCAAATTAATTCTGCCAT